CATATTCCCTCATAAGGAGATACATGTGAAACTAAAGCCGAATCAAAGAGAGCATTATGTAGACAACAAAAGGTTCTACGCAGAGATGCTAAGATATCGTGACAATCGTGAAGCAGCAGAAAGAGATGGGAAAGAACCACCTCGTGTCCCAAATTATGTTGGTGACTGCATCATGCGTATTGCCTATAAGCTTTCAAACAAACCAAATTTTATTAATTACCCATTCAAAGAAGAAATGATTGGTGATGGTATTGAAAATTGCATCATGTATGTGAATAATTTTAATCCCGACAAATCAACGAATCCATTTGCTTATTTTACTCAGATCATCTACTATGCGTATCTACGTCGTATTGAAAAAGAGAAGAAGGCACTCTATACAAAATACAAAGCCACCGAGATGTTCAACCTTGAATCTACCATGAGTGGTGAGGATAGGGAAATGATTAAAACCAGCGAGGGTGCGTCTGAGAATGCATCTATCTTTATAAAAGATTTCGAAGAAAAGAGGTTCAATAAATGAAGGTAGCACTTGTCACCGATACACACTTCGGCGCTCGTAATGACAATCAGGTGTTTGCTAAGTTCTTCTCTCGCTTCTGGAATGAAGTATTTTTTCCATACATCGACGACAATAGGATTGACCATATCATCCATCTAGGTGATATCGTTGACCGCCGCAAGTATATCAATTTCGTGTCGTCTAATCAGTTACATGAAGACCTTATCAAACCAATTGCTGAACGTGGTATGAATTTCTGGTGCATCATCGGCAATCACGACATTTATTTTCGTAACAAACTTGATATCAATGCTATCGACCAGTTGTATGGCACGAGCGAATATGAAATCAATCTAATCGACAAACCCACTGAGATTAACATTGACGGGCTTGATATTCTTATGCTACCATGGATCTGTACTGATAACTGGAATGACAGTTGGAGTGCGGTGAAGGATACGAAGAGTCAGGTTATGATGGGGCATCTAGAACTCAATGGTTTCGAGATGCATCGTGGTGCATTCTGTGATGGCGGGTTTGACCGTGAAGAGTTTAAAAAGTTCGATCAAGTTTTCTCTGGTCACTTTCATCATCGTTCTACTGAGGGTAACATCTCGTATCTTGGTTGTCCATATGAGATGACTTGGAGTGACTTTGAAGACCAGAAAGGTTTTCATATATACGATACTGAGACACGAGAGTTGGAGTTTGTGCCTAACCCTCTACAGATGTTTCATAAGTTCAACTATGATGACACGAGCATGAAGATTGAAGACCTTGATGATATCGATTTTTCGGTATTTGAAGCTGCATACATCAAACTCATTGTCAAGAACAAAAGCAACCCATATCTGTTTGACCTATTCATTGAGCGTATTGAAAAGGCAGGTGTGCAAAATTTACAGGTCATTGAGGACTTATTAAACCTTGACATGGACGACGAAAGCGGTATAATAGATGAAGCTAAAAGCACTATTGAGATGCTTGAAGGTTACGTCGATCAGATTGAAACTGCCGTGAGTAAGAAGAAACTCAAGGGGTTGTTTCATAATTTATATGCTGAGGCTCTAACTCTGGAGTAATTTTTTGATTACATTCAAATGTATTCGGTACAAGAATATCCTAAGTACAGGTAACGCTTTTACCGAGATTGATTTTTTAAGAAACAAGACGACATTGATTATTGGTGAGAACGGTGCAGGTAAGAGTACCGTTCTTGACGCATTGTCGTTTGTATTGTACGGCAAACCATTCCGCAAAATCAATAAACCGCAACTGATTAATTCTGTCAACGAGAAAGGATTGATTGTCGAGGTTGAGTTTGATGTTGGTAAATCATCCTATATGGTTCGTCGTGGCATCAAGCCTGGTGTCTTTGAGATTTACCAGAACGGTAATCTTATCAGTCAGCAAGCATCTGTGCGTGACTATCAGGACTTCTTAGAGAAGACTGTTATCAAGATGAATCATAAGTCATTCAGTCAGGTTGTCGTGCTTGGGTCATCTACCTTCGTGCCATTCATGCAGTTGACGGCAGCACAACGGCGAGAGGTGATTGAAGACCTGCTTGACCTACAAATCTTTTCCACCATGAACAATCTACTCAAGGAGCGTTTGTCTCAAAACAAAAGTGACATCCGTGAGATTGAATATCAGATTGACCTCATCGATGAAAAGATTGAGATGGAAAAGAAGCATCTAAATACTATGGTGACCAACCATAGGAAAACCATCGATGACAAGCAAAAACAAGTTGCTGACTTTGAGAAAAAGATTACTGAAGAGTCCTCAAGCCTTCATGATCTTGAACATGAAATTAGATCTCTGGAAGACCGAATCTCAGATAAGGACGAAACTGAAGATAAAAAAGGAAAAATCTTTACAGCAGTCCAAACCCTCCAAAAGCGAGTAAAAAAGACAGCGAAAGAGATTGAGTTCTTTCACGACCATGAGAACTGCCCTACCTGTCAGCAGGATATCTCCATACACTTCAAAGAGCAAGCGATTGAAACTCGCAATGCGAAAATCAACGAGTCCAACGAAACTCTCGAAATGCTGGAGAAGAAGCGTATCGAATTAGAAAAACGCTTGGATGAAATGCTGGAAGTCAGCAGTCAGATTTCAGATCTGAATAGTCAAGTATCAGACCACAATCGTAATATCTTTACCTACAATGAATTTGTCTCTTCACTCAACAAAGAGATTACGTCACTATCTGAGCAGGTAGATGCGGTGAAGAATAACGATAACACGATTGAGGATTTGAAGAAGCAACTCAAGGGTTATCGTGAGCAAAAAACTGACCTTGGCGAAGAACAGACGATGTTCCGTGTTGGGTCAGAGATGCTTCGTGATAGTGGTATCAAGTCGCAGATTATCAAGCAGTATGTCCCAGTGATGAATAAACTAGTCAATCACTACCTACAGCAGTTGGGTTTCTTTGTCCAGTTTGAACTTGACGAAAACTTCAACGAGAAAATCAGATCTAGGTATCGTGATGAGTTTTCGTATGAGTCGTTCTCTGAGGGTGAGAAGATGCGTATTGACTTGGCATTGCTATTCACATGGCGAACAGTTGCCAAGTTGCGTAATAGTGTCAGCACCAATCTACTTATCATGGATGAGGTATTTGACAGTTCGCTTGATGGTAATGGTACAGAGGAGTTCTTCAAGATACTTGAGGGCTTGACAGCAGACACAAATACGTTTATCATAAGTCATAAGGGTGATGTGATCATCGACAAGTTCCGTAGCATCATTCGGTTTGAGAAGCATGGGAATTTCAGTCGTATAGCAGCGTGAGGGTAGTATGTTAAATTCATGTGAGTGGACTTCACTCTATTCATTAGAATATGAGGCAATGATCGTAGAAACTAAAATCAGAAATTGTAATAACGGTGCATCTCTAAGAGAATTGTATGTGGTTCGTCACTACATGGATCTGAGGATAGACGAATTGAGAAGCAAAATAGATGAGTGACCTTGAAGAAGAAGGGAGTGCGATGACCAAGGCAGGGCAACTTGCCATGGAACTCTCTAAGGAACGTAAGCGACTAAAACAAGAGTTAGAAGAGCTTCAGACAGAAGTAGAAGACCTGAAACCTACTACACCAACTGGTACGATTGACTGGTATGTGAAGTGGGCTTCAATGATGCTTGCTGTCTGTGGTGTGTTTTTAATTAGCGCAAACCTCTTGACATACGGTCAGGTTGCGTATATAATAAGTTCTATTGGTTGGATCTACGTTGGCATCCAGTGGGGTGATCGTGCTATCATGATTGGTAGTGCGATTACTGGTACAGCAGTAGCAATGAACCTTGTTGAGAAATTTGTAATCTAGGAGATGATATGAAACTTCATTTGAATGATGAACTGTTATACAAACAAACAGAGCAGTTTGATTTTTACAATCCACCTATGGAACCCCAGAAGTTGGTTGACCTGTTGGGTGAAGCGATGTGCGACCTTGGTGGTGTTGGTCTATCTGCTAATCAGGTAGGCTTACCATATCGTGTTTTCGTAATGGGCAATCCAACTAGCCGAGAGTCTATCATTCCCGTATTCAACCCTAGTATCATTCATTGGAGTGATGAGCAAGAGGTCGCTGAAGAGGGTTGTCTGTCATTGCCTGGGTATCTGTTGGCACTGAAGCGACCTACAGAGATCCGTGTGCGTATGTCTACAGTTGATGGCAACCGAGATAGCGCACGGTTTAACGGTTACACTGCTCGTGTGTTCCAGCATGAATACGATCACATGGAAGGTATTGACTTCCGTACTCGTGCTACTCGCTTCCATAAAGAACGTGCGGACAAGAATTATAAACAGTTTTTGCGGAGACAGAAAAGAGCAGCGTGAATATGATTGATTATAAATTTGATGAAGATCGACTGATTACTGAATTGAAGGCGTACATCGACAGCACCTATGATGCCCACTACAGTAAGACTAAGTTCCAAGCAACAGAGTTTATCTTTGATGCTGGGCATGGCGAAGGCTTTTGTATTGGCAATGCGATGAAGTACCTACAAAGGTATGGACGCAAAGATGGATACAACAGAAAAGACTTGATGAAAGTCTTACACTATGCTATTATGACATTATACATTCATGACACTGAGAAGGAAAGTTAAATAATGGAAGTTGAAATCACTATGGAAGAACTCCAGCAGCGCAAGATCATGGTTGCTACACCGATGTACGGTGGGCAATGTGGCGGGGGATATACAAAATCCTCTGTTGATCTTGGTCAGCAGGCT